TAAATCCGATTTTTACTTTATTACAAAAGAACTGTCGGAAAATAAACCAGGAATGAACTTTCTTTAGAACAGTGTTGAACGAAAAAGGCTTGTCTTTGTAGATTTTATTGAAAACATCAATCATTCTATTGAGAAGTAGGTCATCCTTTTTTTCTAGTTGCTCCTTAGTGAAATGGAACGACTCTTGGCATATTTCAAAAAGGCTTTGAAACGAGGTGCTTGGTGCAAGAAAACAATCACGGCTTGTTATCTCAGAACCTGCTTGCATTTCAAAATATTTTATTATTAATGCAAACAATTTATCTATTACTACGTTGTCGATTTCTTCAGCGCAATTGTGATCTATACAGTATTTAATCCAATCGATTCTTTGTAAGCAACAAGTATCTATTTCTGTTTCGTTTCCGCTATCCATTTTTGCTGCAAGTGAAGCAAGAGGATGTTCCTTTAACCATATAGTGTTTCTATATTCATCAAAATTCATAATATCACCTAGAATAGTATTGATTTATTCGGAAGATTAAAAACCATCCATGCTCATTATACCACATAACAATACATTTTTCAACAGCAAATTATACCCCCATCGGCACAACCACATCAATATCCGCTTCACGCTTAGGTTTGGAGATCCCCATAAACTGCTTATGGCACTCCCACAAATCGAGGAGAAATCCAAACGGCATAAGCCACACCTCTTCCGACCCGAGGTGCAGCTGCGCCGTGCCGTAATAGAACAGCCGGGTAAACAATTCAGCGTCGTTTACCCGGCTGTTACTGCGTTTTTTGAGTTATCCTCGCTCTGCACATTCCGCTTTGTGCCTTTCATCATGGCTTCGGTGATTGCGTCCTTATACTCCGCAAGTTCGCCCGGAGAGGTCAGGAGTTCCACGGTTTCCTCCGTGAGCAGCGGCTTCTTATCCTCGCTTTTGAGATTATGAATTTGTATGCCCTGATTGCAGAGCAGGGTAATCAGCCAGATTATTTCATCCAGAGCCATCTCCATATTCTCGGATTTCATCAGCTTGTCGCCGAGATTGTCCAAGCCGCCGTACCTTGCCGAAATAGCCTTTGTCGCCCTGGTGGTGAGAATCATCTCGTACTGCTCACCGCCAATCGTTATTATAGAACTGCGTTCATTCGTCATTGCTCATACCTCCGTTACTTGCCTGTTTCAGCGGGCTTTGCCGTGAATGTGGGTTCATACACAGACTTGTACCAACCCGTGATTACGCTGTCCGGAATGTTCTTCTCGCCCTCGGTCGCTTCCGCTTTCCACGGGTGCTTTCCGTTGCCGTCCGGCTTGTTTCTGCGGAGAACCGTTCCTTCGATTGTAGGCGTGGAAAACGTTATACTGTCGCCCTTTGTGGCAAGCGAGGTTGACGGAATTCCGAACTTCACACGGTAAAGCCAGAAGTAGCGGTACTTTCCGTTGGACTTCTTCGCTCTGAACCCGATAGATACAGGTTTTCCGCCGTCCTCGCTGGTTGAAATGACCACGTTGTTGCTGTCAATTGTCGCTCCCGTCAGAATTGACGCAGCTTCATTGCCTATATCGTCAATGCCGAGGGAGAGCGTTCCGCTTTTGAACTCCTTGACGATTTCGGAAGCCCCGTCATCGGCATAAAGAGTAGCTTCGGCAAGTTCCACGGAGAGGTCAGCCGAGATAGCTTTCGCAAGCGAAGCGGGAACTCCGTAGGTTTCGTTGCCATCGCTGTCCTCGGTTATTTCAGCGTAGAACAGCTTATCAAGACCTATTGTTGCCATTTATATCTCCTCCATTTCATAGTTTTTCGCCGTATCAACAGCATAATGATGATAGCCCGTGTCGTCCTCGTGACCGACATATTTCCGGGCGGTTATGGTAATATCCGCGCAAAGCAGCGCCCTTACAAGACGGCTTGCAGCGCGGCTGTAATTGTTCTTGCTGAACAGCGAAATCCGTACTTCCTGCACCTCTGCGTTAGGCGCATTGTCAGCGTGGAGTTCAAAGCTGTCATACAGCGGAGTGAACACCAGATATTCATCGGGAGCCTTTCCCGAATACACGGCAGTCTGCGCAGGAATTTTCAGTTTTTTAGCTATTGCAGAGAGTTCCGAAAGCAGACTCACAGCCCCTCGACCTCCTTTTCAAACGCGGATTTCATGGCTTCCACGCACTGCTTTTTCACAGCGGATTTTGCGGGTTTCAGAAAGGGTTTAGCGGACTGACTGCTTGTGCCGTACTCTAGGATATTTGCAATTTTAGCGTTGCTGCCGCCGTCTATTCTCGGCTCTGAAAATCCGACTTTAATGTCATGATTGCCGTACTTATCGACCATAACCGGAGATAAGCCTAACGAACGTTCAAGTTCGCCTGTGGAGCGGGATTTTCCTTTAGCACCCGAGCCGACAACGGATTTCAGATTGCTTTTGACCTTTGCAAGAGCGACCTCGCCGCCTGCCTGCAAAACCTTTTCGGCAATGCTGTCGGTCTGATTTCCAAGCCGTGAAATCCTCGCAAGAAATTCATCTGGCATTTTTACATCAGCTTTAGCCACTCGGCTCGACCTCCTTACATAAGACCTCAATGTACATTCCACAACCTTTAACATCTTCCACAGAGGTAATTTCATACACAGAACCAGCGCACAAAATCCGCATATCCGTGGTGATTTTCACATTAGGAATAATGCGAAAACGAAACAAGTCGGTAGCCTCAGAAAAGGCGGCGCGGTTAGCCCACTTTTCGCTGCCGTGCCGCCCCTCACGATAGGCTCTGACCGTTGCCAGAACAACATCGGTTTCCGTCTGAAAGCCCTCATCGTCAAGCGCAATCTGTTTCTGCATTATCTCAATGAATTTATTCATCTTCCCGAAACTCATACTATCCACCGCCTGTCAAGCCGCAAGAGCATATTCACCGTGTCCCACACCTGTTTTCCAGCCTGAACATTATCCCCGAAAAAGCCGCCTGTGCTACCGTCCCTTGATTCATAGAAATTGGACGATAGCATAATAACAGCCTGTTCGGTTGTAGGTGGCATGGGGTTTTCAGCGTAATATCCCTGCTCGATATGCTGATAGCTTTCGGCATACGAAACAGCGGCGGAGATATAGCTTTTCAGAAGTTCATCGTCCGCCGAGTGTTCCAGTATGAGATTCTGCTTGACTTTGATTAGCAGTTCATTCATCACGAACCGGAACCTTTCATTTTGAGAATCCGCACGGCTTCGGGAAGAATCAGCTTGCCGTCCACGCGCTCCTTTGCGACAAAGCCAACCATGCCGTTGCCTGCATACAGCTCCTTGAGTTCCGCAAAGGAACGAGTTCCACGGTCGCCGATGTTGTAGTAACTGAAATCACCGAAAGCAATCACGGGCTTTCCCGCCGCAATCGTGGGAACATAGGGCGAGGTGTAAACCTCATAACCGAACAGCCTGTCGACCTCGCCTGCCTGGAGTGACGGCTGCCAGAGGTACGCGCCGTTGTTGTCCTTCAGCTTGCGGAGCGCCGCAATAGTCTGGTCGTTCATGATGAACTTTGCGTTCTTGCGGTACGGGCGCTTGAGGGAGTACACAAGGTTGATGATTTCGTCTGCGGTTATCGCAGTAGCGCTCGCCGCAGTAACAGCAACCTCGCCGCCGCCCTTGTCGGAGAAAAGCCCGAGAGGCTTTCCGACACCATCGCCGTTGAGAAATGCGTCCTCCTCCGCATTGGACAGCGCCTTGCCGAACTGCTCGATAATGTAGCTTTCAAGTCCGAAAGCGTTGTCGTAGAGGAGTTCCTCGGTCACCTTAACCGCAACGTGCAGCTTGTGCGCGTCAAGGTTGATCTGCGCAAAGGTTGCGTCACCGAAAGACAGTGCGCCGCCCTCGTCGATCCACGCCGCGGCGGGCTTGGTCGCGGCAATATTTATCTTGTGTTCGCCGCTGGTAGTGATGGTGTGACCCAGCTTTCGCATGATATTTTCCTCGGTCAGCGTGTCTATAAGTCGGCTGTCGTACTCCTCGGGGACAAGATAACCGCCGTTTGCGTCAACGCCCTCGGAAAGCACATCGGACACCTGTCTGAAATTCGTGCGGAGAGCGTTCAGCATCGCCGCCTTGTACTCATCGCTTGCTCTGCCGGACTTGGGCTTACCACCGTTCATAGGCTTGCCGGTGAGAGGTGTGGAAGTAGGCTTGGAAAGCTGCGCGTCCATAGCCGCCATCTGCTCCATACGCTCGATTTCAGCGCCGTAGTCCTTAATTTTCTGCTCCATTTCGGCATAAGAAGCCGCGTCCTCTGCGGACAGAAGTCCGTCCTTATCGCGCTTGGTTTCAACAAATGCCTTTGCGGCTTCCCATGCCTTGTTGCGCTTTTCGCGCAGTTCTATAATAGTCATGTGTGTTACCTCTCTGTTTCTTTGGGTGCCCGACATCGTGTCGGGCACTTGGCTGAAACTGCGATAACCTCCTGTTATCGCCAGTTCTTAATCAAATCAAGCCGAGAAAATAAATCCTCAGCTTTTGTCTTGTGTTCTGTTTTCGGTGCAATCCTGCATTTTTCAGCAATCCTGCCCATAAGGGAATTGACCACCTGCGCTTCGGAATACATCAGAGCGTTAGCGGGCTGTTCCTCCATAGGTTCTTCACGGGCAAGAATACCGTCCGCAAAGCCGAGTTCCATCGCTTTGTTTGCGTTCATCCATGTTTCTGCGTCCATGAGGTGAGAAATTTTCGCACGGCTCATTCCCGTCTTGATTTCATAAGCGTTCATAATGCTTTCCTTGACCTCGGACAGCATTTCGATCGCTTTCTGCATTTCGGCTGAATCGCCCATAGCAATCGTCATGGGATTGTGTATCATCAGCATGGAAACTGGGGACATCATCACCTTGTTTCCCGCCATTGCAATAACCGAAGAGGCGCTTGCGGCTATGCCGTCAATCTTCACCGTGACATTGCCTTTGTAATCCATCAGCATATTGTAGATCTGCGCTGCCGCAACGCAGTCCCCGCCGGGCGAGTTAATCCAGACGGTAATATCTCCGCTGCCGGACAGCAATTCCTCCTTGAAAAGCTGCGGTGTGACGTCATCGTCAAACCAACTTTCATCTGCGATAGTGCCGTTTAGGAACAGCGTTCTCTCCGGGGTTTGCTCCTGTGTTTCCTCGTTCTGTATCATCTTGTTCGTCCACTTCCAGAACTTCTTCATTAGAATTGTCCTCCTCTCTGTCAGCCGTCGCAAAGATACCCGCGTCAGCCAATTTTGTCATATTGCCGTTTATGAGGTATAAATCGCCGCCGTCCTCGGCAGGAATGCGGTCGAGATTTTCAAGCTCCCGAATATCGTTCGCAGACATCCAGCCGTTCTGCCTTGCGGTAGCGTACCCGCTCATTCGGCTTGCGTAGTCGCCGCGCAGCAGTCCGTCAACGTTGAACTTGATGAAATATTCTCGCTTTTCGCTCGGGGATAGAAGCGAACGCACCATGCTTTGTTCCCAGCGAACAAGCCACGGTTCAAGCGTGTATTTCACGAACTCCAAAGACTGCTGCTCGATATTAGAAAAGCTCGATTTTTCAAGGTCGCCGACCATGTGCGGCGGCACTCTGAAAATTCGAGCTATCTCGTTTATCTGAAATTTTCTTGTTTCAAGAAACTGCGCCTGCTCGGGCGAAATACTTATAGGAGTGTATTTCATGCCTTCTTCGAGCACAGCAACCTTTCCGCTGTTGGAACTCCCGCCGAACTGCGACTGCCACGCTTCACGAACCTTTGTCGGGTCCTTAATCGTACCTGGGTGTTCAAGCACGCCACTTGGCGCTGCGCCGTTCGCAAAGAACTTAGCGCCGAACTCCTCGGTCGCAATTGCAAGCCCGATAGCGTTCTTCGCCATTGCAATCGGCGAGTAACCCACAAGCCCGTCAAAGCCAAGACCGGGGATATGCAGAATATCGTAAGGTGAGAGAACGACCTCATATTCTTTATTGCGGATTGCTTCATCTGAACCACGGTAGTATTTGTAGTACAGCTTTCCGCTTGAATCGCGGTCAACCGTCATTCGGTTTGGCATAAGCGGGTACAGAGCAATGACCTCGCCCTTTCCATTGCGGATAATCTGCGCATATGCGTTTCCCCACAGTAGCAGGTGCGTCATAAGCGTTTCACGGAAAACAAACGAGGTCATTTCGGGGTTCGGTTCATCGTGGAGCAGGCGGTACAAGGAGTGGTTAATCGCTTTCTCTTTACCACCGTCCGAACGATATTTGTAAACGTGCAAGGGTAATCCTGCCACTGCCTCCGACAGCACTCTAACGCAGGAATACACAGCAGTCATCTGCATTGCGGAACGCTCGGTGACGTTCTTTCCTGCGGTAGAACTGCCCATGTAAAAGCGGTATGCGCTGCCGGCTGTGCTGTTTTTGGGCTTGTCCCTGGAATGGAATAAGCTGCTGAAAATCTTCATTTAGTCAGTCCTTTCGTAAAATGGGCATAAGAAAAGCACCTGCCCATAGACAGATGCTTGAAATTGCTGATTGTTAAAAGTTTATGCCATCAAGTGAAAAAACGCATTGCTTACTCGTCCAGTAGCCAGTCAATCAGCCTTTCCGACTTAATTCCATCGTATGAATTATCAAGTCCCGGGTCAAGTGACAAAACGATTTTTTCATAGTTATCGCGGATTTTCTGCAAGGGTGCGAGTTCTCTTTTGCGAACGTCCTCGCTTTGCATGGATTCTGTGACCTGGATATACTTTTTGTCATCCGCAGATGTGGCAATGAAGTCTACCTCGGCATTATCGATTTTACCGATTGCTACATCGTAACCACGGCGCAGAAGTTCAAAGTACACGATATTTTCAATCGCGTGTCCGCTGTCCCGGTTTCGGAAACCAAGCAGATAATTCCGAAGCCCGATATCAACGATATAATACTTGCCAAGGGTACGAAGGTACTCCTTGCCCTTGATATCGAACCGTTTTATTTCATAGAAGAAATAGCTTTCCATCAGCGCGTTTACATACGCTTGAACCGTGTGTACGCTCGGAGTTCCTTTCCGTTTACCATCTTCCAGCAGCCCCTCGTTCATCAGGGTATTGCCAATGGATGAGATTGAAACGCTGCTTCCAATGTTGTCAGCAAGAAACAGAATGATTTTACGAAGAAGCACTGGGTCTGTAATCTGTCTTTGCCCACGCCGCTTCTCACGCTCAAGAATATCCCGAACCACGACAGTGGAGTAAATTCCGTCAAGGAGCGTCAGTGCCTTTTCCTGGTCAAGACCCACATCGGCAATGCCCGGCATTCCTCCGAAACGCATAAAAGCGTCAAAGACTTCCTGCACCTCGTATCTCTCGCCGTTTTTATCAAATACCTGTCGGTGAAGTCCTCCAAGTGCGCTCTGTGTTTCCCTGACCTCAAAGTCATGAAAAGACAGGAATTCTCTGAAAGACAACGGGAGCATTTTTATTTCCACGCACCGTCCGGAGAGATAGGTGGAGTATTCTGATGAAAGAAGATAAGCATTTGACCCTGTGACATAGATATCGCAATCCAGGTCCACACGAAAAGCGTTGATGGCGTCCTCCCATTTCTCAATTCTTTGCAGCTCATCAAAAAAAAGGTACATACGCTTGCCGGGTACAGTGCGCTCTTTTACATAGTCATATACATCATCTGAGGTCATATTTCTGAAATCGTGTGATTCGAAATTCATCTCTACGATATGTTCCGGTGAAACGCCGATTTCCTTGAGATGAGCGACCATCAGCTTTAGCAGGCTGGACTTTCCGCAGCGTCGAATGCCTGTAATTACCTTAACCGGTTCGGTATCCTGAAAACTGATCAGCTTTTTCAGATACCGATCCCGTTTTTTCAGTTCGTGGGATCCTATCATGGCACATTCCTCCTATTAGCATTAGTATAGCACAAACTTTTGAAAATATCAAGTCTTTGCTATCAAATGCAAAAACTTTTGATTTTCAACGGGAATTGCACACAACTATATAAACAATAGCCCTCTGTCATCATACACACTCGCCCCGCCGTCATTCCCACAACGAATAGCACGGTCAAGAGCCATGATAGTGGCAACCGCTCCGTCAATTTTCTCGGTGGACTTCTCCTTATCGGCCTTGATGTTTCCGGCGGGGTCGGTTCGGATATAGATGTTGTCCATATTCCACCGCAGAACAGGGTGACCGCCGTGGGCTATTTTCTGTTCAAGCACAAGTTTCATCAGTTCCTTTGTGGGCGGTGACATATCCTTGAAACCCTGTCCGAAGGGAACAACCGTAAATCCCATGCCCTCAAGGTTCTGAACCATCTGTACAGCGCCCCAGCGGTCGAAAGCTATCTCTCGGATATTGAACCGCTCACCAAGCCGTTCAACAAACTGCTCGATGAAACCGTAGTGAACCACGTTGCCCTCGGTGGTCTGGAGGTAACCTTGGCGCTCCCACACATCATAAGGGACGTGGTCGCGGTTAACACGCAGGGTCAGATTATCCTCGGGAATCCAGAAGTACGGCAGAATGATGTACTTATCCTCCTCGTCCAAAGGAGGAAAAACAAGCACGAATGCCGTTATATCCGTAGTGCTTGAAAGGTCAAGCCCGCCGTAGCAGACGCGACCCTCCAGTTCGTCCTCATCAACGGCAAATGCGCACTTGTCCCATTTCTCCATCGGCATCCAACGAACCGCCTGTTTTACCCACTGGTTCAGACGAAGCTGTCGAAATGCGTTCTCCTCGCCCGGATTTTGCTTTGCCGATTCGCAGGCGGCTTTTACTTTATCGATACCGACCGTAATGTCAAGGCTTGGATTCGCTTTCTTCCACACTTTCGGGTTTGTCCAGTCATCGGATTCATCAGCGCCGTAAATCACGGGATAAAAAGTAGGGTCAATTTTCCGACCCTCGATTATATCCTTGGCTTTCTGATGAGTTTCGTAGCAAATGCTGTGCGTGTCAGTTCCGGCTGTGGTGATTAGAAAATACAGCGGCTGCATCCTTGCGTCACCGGAGCCTTTAGTCATTACATCAAACAGCTTTCGGTTCGGCTGAGTGTGCAGCTCGTCAAAAACAACGCCGTGGATATTGAATCCGTGCTTGCTGTACGCTTCTGCCGAAAGCACCTGATAGAACGAGTTAGTAGGCGTGTATATTAGTCGTTTCTGCGATGCTAAAATCTTCACTCGCTTGGAAAGAGCAGGACACATTCGCACCATGTCTGCCGCCACATCGAACACGATAGCCGCCTGCTGTCTGTCAGCAGCACAGCCGTAAACCTCGGCTCGTTCCTCGCCGTCACCGCAGGTGAGAAGCAGTGCAACAGCGGCGGCAAGCTCGGATTTACCTTGCTTCTTCGGTATCTCAATGTACGCCGTGTTGAACTGCCGATAGCCGTTCGGCTTCAGCGTCCCAAACAAATCTCGGATTATCTGCTCCTGCCAGTCGATTAGTTCGAACGGCTTTCCAGCCCATGTGCCTTTGGTGTGGCAGAGGTTCTCAATGAAAGCCACGGCATAATTCGCAGCGGATTTATCGTACACCGAGGTTTTCAGCTTAAATTTTGTCGGCTTGTACTTTTTCAGCTTTCTTATATCATCA